TTAAGGAACAGGCCGCCCGCGTCGAGGTAGCAACTACCCGCGTCTATGTCCTGACTGGCACCGACCAGATGGACGCTTGGGACGCCTACTTCAAGCGCATTAAGGGCAAGCTGGCCCCGCGTGACCAGCGTGGCGGCTGGTGGTTCGACACGGAATACCCCCCAGCAATGGAGAAAGCAGCATGAGCGAGGTGACATTCTCCCCCTTCAACAGCTTTGACTACCTCAACACAGTAGAACTTTGCCACGCCTACATCCGGGTGGTTGGCGATGATTTTCAGAAGCTTACCGAAAAATACGATGACGCGCTCAAGCGGATCAACGACCTCCAAGCCGAGATTGAAGCCCTGAAAATCATTTGCCGGGACGCAAACTGAATGTGGCTAATCCTCCGCACCGACTTCCGCAAGGAACCCTATGTGGTTTCCCAAATTGGGAACATGGGCTTCACCGCATGGCATCCGGTCCAGGTTATAGCCTGCCGCCCCGCAGTAGCCCGACGCGTCACTGCCAAGGCCCAGCTACGGGCTTACCGTGAGATAGCGATATTACCCCGCCGCGTGTTCGCATGCCTGCCAGTGGCCTCCGTAGACGATTTAAACGGCATTCGGCATCTGGTGGGCGTTGAGTTTGACGGTGACATGCGGCCAGTGGTCATCCCTGACGGTCAAATCTCCGCATTCCGTGCGGTGATTGATGCGGAGAATAGGGCGGCACTGGCGCTATCACAAAGTGCTAGCAGAAAGCAGAAGGCGAAATGGCGCGACTTGAAGGAAGCGTTGCTGGAAATGGTTGACGGGGCAAGGGCGCAATTGGAGCAGGCGGCATGAGCAAGCACGGGCTAGACATGGTTTCGACGGATGATGAGCAGAAGGCGTTTATTGAGTTATTCGCCCCGGCTCTTGCCGTGCTGTTTGCAAGGATGGGCTGGAGGTTTTCCTACGGCATAAACGGAAAACTTCTGTCGGTTGATGTGGAGAAAGTAACGGAGCAGGCGGCATGAGGCCGATATTCTAATTCCGGCCTTTGTCGGTAATTCCAGCCTTTAAACACGCCATAAAAAAGTTACAATTAACCCCGATATTGGAAAGTGACGAATTGCATATGCCGCTCAAGAGGGTTCGCCCCGTGGCTGTACCCGCTGCACCCGTTGCGGCGTGTTGAGAAGAATTGCCCGAAATTCCCCTGCGCTTGTTCAACCTCAACGTTCCCCGACTGCATCCATCCTGGGGCTGATCGCGCAGGGGATACCCATTCCAGCCCACGCCACTGCCACCCCTCCCGGTTCAGCGTCAGAGCAGATCGCGCCGTGCGGCTGGAACCCCATCACAAGCAAAGAGGCCAGCATGAGCGACCAAGCCAATGAGGCAGTCGCTACCAGCACAATGCTTTACCCCTACAAAGCTGCATCGGTAGCCGATCTTATTCCCTACGCCCGGAATGCCAGGACTCACTCCGACGAACAGGTGGCCCAGATTGCCGCCTCAATCCGCGAATTTGGGTTCATCAACCCCGTTATTCTGGACGGCGACAAAGGCATCATAGCGGGCCACGGGCGCGTTCTGGCGGCTCGAAAGCTGAAATTGAAGGAAGTCCCAGCTCTTGAGGTGTCTGGCCTCAGCGAGGCTCAGAAGCGGGCGTATATCCTTGCCGATAACAAGCTGGCGCTTAACGCCGGATGGGACAGCAACCTGCTCAAGGTGGAACTGTCCGAATTGCAGATGGACGGGTTCGACATTGACCTGATTGGCTTCAATGCAGACGAACTGGCGAAGCTGCTGGCCGATCCTACGGAAGGGCTAACTGATCCCGACGAGGTGCCGGAACCTCCGGTCAATCCTGTCACTGTGCTGGGTGATACGTGGGTTCTGGGCAAGCACAGGCTCCGCTGCGGCGATAGCACGGTGGCGACCGATGTTGAGGCACTGCTTGCTGGCGTCAACCCGCACCTGATGGTGACCGACCCGCCCTATGGCGTGGAATACAGCGCTGGGTGGCGTGACGATGCTCTAGGCGGCAAGGCTGGTGGCCGCGCCACTGGCAAGGTGCTGAACGACGATAAGGCTGACTGGCGCGAAGCCTGGGCGCTGTTCCCCGGTGACGTTGCATATGTATGGCATGCGGGAAACATGGCCCACACAGTCGCGGAGAGCCTTTTGGCATCTGGGCTGCACATTCGCGCACAAATCATATGGGCCAAAAGCCAGTTTGTGATTGGCCGAGGTGATTATCATCCGCAGCACGAGCCGTGCTGGTATGCTGTTCGCAAGGGTAAGACCGGACACTATGACGGCGGTCGGAAGCAATCGACACTTTGGCAAATTGACAAGCCGCGCAAATCCGAAACCGGCCACGGCACACAGAAACCCGTCGAGTGCATGAAGCGCCCGATAGAGAACAATTCAAGCCCCGGACAAGCCGTCTACGAGCCTTTCTCCGGTTCTGGCACAACCATCATCGCCGGGGAAATGACAGGCCGTTGCATTTACGCAATGGAACTTTCTCCCGAATACGTGGACGTTGCCATTAAACGCTGGCAGGACTTCACGGGCCAAGACGCCAAACTTGAAAGCACGGGCCGCACGTTTGCCGAAATGACTACAGAGCGGGAGGCTGGCAATGTCGCAAGCGCCGCATGAGCCTACTGACGAAGCCCGCAAGATGGCTAAGACGTTGTCTGGCCTTGGCGTTCCCCAAGATGACATTGCCACGCTGATTGGCGTTTCAAAGCCAACGCTGCACAAGCACTATCGGGAAGAACTTGATAAAGGCATGGCAGAAGCCAACGCAAAGGTTGCGGGTAGCCTGTTTAACCAAGCGGTGGGTGGCAATACTTCCGCTGCCATCTTTTGGATGAAGGCACGGGCCAACTGGTCTGAAAAGATAATCACCGAAACATCAGGCCCGAACGGTGGCCCTCAGCGCCATGTATTTGAGTGGACGCTGGTAGAGCCAAAGAATGAAGATTGAGACGGCGGCGGCGTTCAGGCCGCTTCTGCGACCAGCGCGATACCGGGGAATTTTTGGGGGCAGAGGAAGTGGAAAGTCGCACTTCTTTGCCTCTCTTATGGTTTCTGAAGCTGCATGCAATCCGGGGTTCCGTGCTGTCTGCATCCGCGAAGTCCAGAAGTCCCTCAAAGAAAGCGCCAAACGCCTGCTGGAAGATAAATTGCAGCAGTTCGGCCTTGGGGAAGCGCACGGCTTCCGGGTTCTGGTTGACCGTATTGAAACGCCTGGGGGCGGTTTGATTGGCTTTCAGGGTATGCAAGACCACACCGCTGAGTCCGTCAAGTCATTGGAGAATTATCGCGTTGCATGGGTCGAGGAAGCCCAAACACTCTCTGCCCGCAGTCTGGGCCTGCTGCGTCCGACAATTCGCGCTGAGGGTTCGGAACTATGGTTTAGCTGGAACCCGACGAGGAAGAGTGACCCCGTAGACCAAATGTTGCGGGGTGATAGCCTTCCGACCAACGCGACTGTCGTTCAGGCCAACTGGTCAGACAATCCGTGGTTCCCAAGCGTCCTTGAACAGGAACGCCTAGACTGCCTCAAAAGCCAGCCTGACCAGTATCCGCATATCTGGGAAGGTGACTACGCCACGGTGCTGACGGGCGCTTACTACGCCAAGCACTTGGCAGAGGCCAGAGCGCAGGGCCGTATCGGCAAGGTACAGCCTGACCCCTTGATGCAAGTGCGGGCCTTCTGGGACATAGGCTTCAATGATAGCACGGCCATCTGGGTCGCTCAGTTCGTTGGACGCGAAGTCCGTGTCCTCGACTACTACGAAGCGCAGGGGCAACCGCTCGCGGCCCACTTGGTATGGCTGCGAGATCGGTGGAGTAACTGTTTATGTGTACTCCCCCATGACGGTGCCCAGCATAGCAACGTTACTGGAATGCGCTTCGCAGATCATATCCGCCAAGCTGGCTTCAAAGCTGAAACAGTAGACAACCAGGGCAAGGGCGCTGCGATGAAGCGCATTGAGGCTGCAAGACGCCTGTTCCCGAGCATCTGGTTCAACGAAGACACAACGCGGGCTGGCTTGGACGCTATCGGCTGGTATCACGAAAAGCGCGACGAGGCCCGCAACATTGGCCTTGGACCGGACCACGATTGGTCTTCGCATGCCGCAGACGCATTTGGCCTGATGGCCGTGGCCTACGAAGCCCCCAGAGAGAAACCCAAGCCCCGCGAGCGTGTTGTTGCTGGCGGTGGCAGTTGGATGAATTAGGAGGCCCGATGGCTTCGGAAGACGATACCCTGAAGAAGGAAATTGAGGAATTCGAAGAGGCTTATGATGCGGAGTCCGAAAACCGCAACACGGCCTTGGAAGACCTCAAGTTCGCCCGTCTGTCCGAGCAGTGGCCTGAGCAAATCAGGAAGCAGCGCGAGGTCGATGGCCGTCCGATCCTGACGATTAACAAGATGCCTGCGTTCATTCGCCAGGTTGTCAACGACAGCCGTCAAAATCGCCCGCAGATCAAGGTAAAGCCCGTCGATGACAAGGCTGATATTGACACGGCGAACGTGCTGGAAGGTCTTATCCGCAATATCGAGCGCACTTCCAAGGCCGATGTCGCTTATGATACGGCGGTTGACTACGCGGTTTCGATGGGCTGGGGCTACATCCGCGTCAATATCGACTATGAGTACGACGATACTTTTGACAAGTGTCTCAAGATTGAACGTATCGCTAACCCCTTCAGCGTCTACGGTGATCCGTATTCGACAAGCATGGACGGCTCCGATTGGAACCGATGCTGGATCACGGAACTGAAGTCCAAGGAAGAGTTCAAGGCCAAG